CCTCTCAAGGGTTCGCAGATGATGTACTACCTGCGCATGTACGATCAGCGCATGAACTTCGTGTCGCAGTCTGTCGGCAACGGTGCTCTGGAACGTGTTGCCAAGAAGCGTGCGGATGGGCAGACAGAGTACGTTATCGAGTCCAAAGAAGGCGCGAACATTGCCAACGTGGTCAAGATTCTCAAGGGTGCCAACAAGCATGTTGGCAACGCCGAGGCCGTCAACCAGATGTTCACCACGTATCTGGCCGCGCTGCGCGCTAAGCGCGTTGGTCTGTCCACGCTGGACTTTGGCGGCACCGTCACGCAGGACATGCTGAACCGAGTCGAGGCTGCTGTTGAAGGCAACGCCGACCTCAAGGACATCTTCAACAAAGCACGGGACGAGTACAACGCGTACAACCGCAACTTGCTCAAATTTGTGGCAGAGAGCGGTGCGCTGTCCAAAGAGTTGGTCAACAAGCTTTCGCGCACCAACGACTACATTCCTTTCTACCGAGAGCAGAACGGCGCGGCCATGCTGTTCATTGCAGGCGAGAGCCCGATTCGTATCGGCAGCATCGCTGAGCAGCCGTACCTCAAGGAACTTGTCGGCGGCGATCAGCCGATCTTGGACTTCATGACCAGCGCGGTGCAGAACACCAACATGCTGGTCGACATGGCGCTGCGCAACATTGCTACAAAGAACGCCGTGTTCGAGCTGGTTGACCTCAACGCCGCCAAGCTGATGAAGAAGGCCGAAGGGCCTGATGTGGTCACGTTCAAGATCGACGGCAAGGACATGCACGCTGTGCTCGACACGGAAAGCGTGTCGATTGGTGGGCGCACGTTTAGCACTGGCGTTCCGGCAGACTTGTTGGTCAAGGGCATGGAAGGCATCCCGACCCAGATGCCCACGCTGTTCCGCGTCATGGCCATGCCTGCCCAGTTGCTGCGCAAGGCGGTCACGCTCTCGCCCATGTACATGGCCAAGCAGTTGTTCCGCGACTCGTTGGCAGCGCCGATGATTGCCGGGGCCAACTTCACCCCGGTGCTTGGTGCCCTGCGCCAAATCAACGGCACGGCCAAGAAAACGCTTGAGCAGCGCGGCATCACTGGCGGGCAGCAATTCCAAGGCACGACCGAGGACCTGTCGAAAATCCTGCGCGACATTGCTGACGGCAAGCCCGGCTGGATGACTGCGCTGGGCAAAGTGGAGGCGCTGGGCATGGAGGCTGACGCCCTGACCCGCCGTGCCCAGTACAACAGCTACATCGAGCAAGGCATGTCGGAGATGGAGGCCACGCTGCTGTCGCTGGAATCCATGAACTTCAACAAGCGCGGTGCGTCGCCCAGTGTGCACGTTGCCAACGCCATGATCCCGTTCTTCAACGCTCAGATTCAGGGCTTGAACGTGATGTACAAGGCGTTGACCGGGCAACTGCCGTTCAACGACAAGATCAAGATGCGCCAGAAGTTGTTGGTCAGAGGCGGCATGATGGCCGTGGCCACGCTCCTCTACGCAGCGCTGATGGAGGACGACGAGACCTACCAGAACGCTACGCCCGATCAGAAGTACTCCAACTGGTTTGTCCGCGTTCCGGGCGTTGAAGAAGCCGTGCGCGTGCCGATCCCGTTTGAAATCGGCTACATCTTCAAGGCGTTGCCCGAAGCGCTGTACAACTCCATGCGCGGCAAAGAGGACAGCAAAGACGCGGCGGAAGCCTTCCGCCAAATTCTGTTGCAGTCGGTGCCGGGCGGTTCCAGCTACTTCATCCCGCAAATTGCCAAGCCAGCCATCGAGGCGGCGCTTGGCAAGTCGTTCTACACAGGCCGCGACATCCTGTCTGCGCGAGAGAAAGAGCTGATGCCCGAGGAGCAGTTCCGGGCCAACACGTCAGAGGTGGCCAAGGCCGTCGGGCGCAATCTGGGCATCTCCCCGGTCGTCATGGAGAACCTTGTGCGCGGGTACACCGGCACCATGGGGCTTGCGTTCCTCCACGCGCTTGGCGTGGGCATGCCCAAGACTGAAAGCCCGGAAGCTGCGGTCAAGCGCCTGTCCGACATGCCGATTGTTGGCGGTTCGTTCCAGCCCAACAACGCGGGGAACATCGTCAACAACGCCTACGAGCGGTTCAACGAGGACATCAGCATCCGCAACTCGTACAAGAAGATGGTCAGCGAAGGCCGCACGGCTGAGGCAAACAGCTTGCTGCAACGTCGCAGCAACGAGCTCATGGAGGCCGAGCTGGGCGACATCTTCAAGTCGAACATGAACAAGCTGACCCAGGCCGAGCGGGCAATTGCAGCGTCGAGCGCTACCCCTCAGGAGAAGCGTCAGCAGCTTGATGAGATTCGCCGGTTGAAGACGATGATTGCCCGCTCGATGCGGGACGCGGCAGAAAAAACCAAACCCCAATAAGGCCGTCCTTGATGCAAATGAGGGCCTTGGCCCTCACTCGCTGTCCTACTGCGGAGCGAAGCCCGAGCTCTCGGGCTTTCTCAACGTCGATCGCAGGAACAAAGAACCCCTCACCCGGCTTTAGGCTGGACCACGGGTAGTTCACTTTCATTGATGTCCTCAGAGCGGCGACTGATGTGCATGACGTTGACGCGCATGCCCGGACCGTTGGTCTTGGACAGCAGGTCCTTCTTGGTGTAAGTCACCTTGAACTGCGCTTCGAGCTGCGCCTTGAAGTCGGCGTACCCGAAGCTCATCGACACGCAGTGCTGCTTGAGAAGTTGTTCCTCAATGAAGTATTCCGTGAACCCCGGCGTCAGCGTGTTGTGCTCGATGCGCCCGAGGACCTTGCCCCGCGTGATCGACTTGTCCACAGTGTCGCCGTTGCCCCACGTTGCCAGCAGGCCCTTGGCCTCGGTCTTCCACAGCACCACGAAGCTGCCATAGTTGTCCCGGGTGTAGGCGTTGAGCACGTCTTCCGCCGTGCGCACGTTGCGCCGCAAGACACCTCTGGCCCGCGTCACCAACTCCTTGAGCGCTTCGATGATGCCGTTGATGGGCACGCGCAGGATGTTGGCGTAGTTCGGCCCCAAGAGGATGGCTGCGGCCACGATGGCCGTGCAGCCTGTGTGCCAGTACCGCTCGTCATCGTCGAACTCCAGCGTCACCTTGAGCTTCTCGTGCACCCTGCGCCACATCTCCGCGCACACGTCTTGGTTCTTGACCATCCAGCGCACCCATGCCTCCCCCGCCACGCCGTAGTTGAGCTTGATGTTCTTGAGAACCTTGCGCTCCTCGGCGTCCCACTGCAAGGGGCGGTTGGGCGTCCACTCCAGCAGGCGCAGCAGCTCGCCGTTGGAGCTGTGCTTGCGTGCCCCAGACATGTAGTCCGTCAGGTGGGTGTTCGAGGTCATCGTGCACGACAGCTTCCACACGCTGTTGTTGATGCGCTCTTTGTTGGAGCCGGACTCCATGCGCTCCTTGCCCTGACCTTCGGTGAGGTCGAAGATGAAGGCCGGTGCCCACTCCAGATCGTTGCGTTGCTTGGACGTGATCTCGTCGATCAGCAGCGGCAGGCTGTTGAGCAGGCCAGCGCGTTGCTGCATGGCCACCGGTGAGGTGCCCTTGCCCGTGCGGTAGTGGATCGGGTGCCCCCACACGCCAGCCTTGGCGCTGAGCGTGAGCGACTTGCCGGTGCCCGACTCGGTGGAGCCGATGTGCCAAACGAACCCCTCGTAGTCCGAGAACTGGTACAGCGAGCAGCCGAAGCTGTCGAGGCACATGGCCAGCATGGTGTACATCCGGCGCTCAATCATCAAGTCCCAGAACTTGCGCCAGCCGTCGAGCGTGCCCTTGCTGGTGGTGTTCTTGTTGATGTTCTCCAGCCCCGGCATGGGCACCGTGATCTCGCGCCCGTCCTTGGTGAACACGCGGTAGTTGTAGACGAACGAGCCGTCCTTCTGCCAGCCGCACTGGAGCGGCACGTCGATCGCCTTCTTGTTGAGCGAGGCCTCCTCCACACACGCCCGCACGTAGTCGAACAGGTTCACATCGTTGCCCTTGCCGTAGCTGGCAATGACGTTCTGGCTGGCCAAGAACTTGACCGTCTCGTCCTTGGACACCACGCACTTGCTGGGCATGGTGATGTTCTTCACGCCATCGGGTCGGGTGGCCACGAGGTGCACAAGGTGGTCGGACTCCTGCTTGAGCATGTCAACGACAAACAAGTCGTAGGGAAGAATCTGCACCTGCTTCTTGCTCTTGGTGCCGTCATCGTTCTCGGTCATCCGGTCGCAGTAGACGCCGCCGTTCTGCCCGTAGCTGAACCCACGCGGGGGCTTGGGACGCCGGATAACCTGATGGGGGGTCTCCCCGTCGATGGCTTCGGGCTCCTCCTCGAACTCAAACTCCTCGGCCTCAAAGGTGTCCGGGACGTTTGGCGGGGGCACAACGATGTCGCGCTCCTCGTTGTCCGTCTTGATCTCGCGCCCAAGTCGCAGGGGGTTGGTGATCTTGCCGAAGTGCGGGCACTTGGAGCAGATGCCCGGGTTCTCGCTGTCCATCTTGACGCAGGGGTAGGGCCCCTTGATCTCGGCCAGCTTCTGTCGCATGCGCGACTCAGGGTATGGGTGCAGGGCGCTCAGCCACGAGGACCACTCGTCGCCGTCATCGCACACCTTCGTCCATGAAAGCATGCCGCGCCAGATCGGTTCAAGGCCATCTTCCTTGGGGTTGTCGATGTACGCCTTGAGCTGGGCGCAGCCTTGGCCGCTGGTGGTGGCGTCGTAGATGTTCTCGAACAGCGTGACGCTGTTCTGCATGAGCTTGATCTGGGTGGCGTTGGGACTGCGCGTGGGGCGCACGCCGGGGATAGCGGAGAACTTGGGGGCGTGATCCTCAGCGCGCAGCTTGTCGTGGATCAGCGGGGAGAGAGCGGAGAACTCGAAGGTGTCACCCGTGGCCAGCACGGTGACGTTGCGGGGGAGGTTGTACTTCTTCTTGTGGTTGCGTGTCCCCGGTATGCGCAGCACTCGCGCTGCGTCGGCTGTCACCGTCATGTCGATGGCCAGCCCCTCCTGCTTGCACAGACGCTTCAAGTTCTCTGCAACAGGTTTCCAAATCTCCACTGGCAGCTCGTGCGTCAGCGGCCAGTAAACGTGCAGACCGCCGCCAGAACTGACGATCCATGGGGAGCCCAGCTCGCCCAGCCCGCTCTTGTCGAGGAACGTCTGGAGCGCCAGACCCGCTTCCTTCTTGGAGGCGTAGCCGTCCATGTCGATGAAGAAAGACTTCAGAAAGCGGGCGTTTTCCGCCGTGCGCTTGGGCATCGTCTCGAACGTCGCCAGCGCAAAGTAGATGTCCTTGTTCTCGCTGTCCCATTTTGTGACGAAGGGTTGAAGGTCAGCCAAGTCCTCCGCGAACCTGTGCTCCTTCCTTGTTGTGCTCAGTTCCACCGCGCAGTAATAGCCATGCCCCTGCGCAGGCAGAACTGCCGCCAAAAAATCCAGCGGTGTCATACAGGTCCCCGGTCACTTATTGTCGTCGAGCTTTGCTTCAAAGCGCTTGAGCAGCTCCTCCGCCCAGTCTGGCGGCAACTGCGTGAGCAAGCGGGCGTACCGTACGAGTTCTTCATCGGTCAGTTGTTGAGGCCGAATTCCTTGCATGCTTTTCTCCACGCCTCCTCGGCTGTTCCCGAGGACTGCAAAATTTTGATGAGGTTTGTGACCAACGGTCGGTACGCAACGAACACTTCGCCGCCTGCAAACCAGTTGTAGATTGTCTGACGGGACACACCGGTCAGCTCAGAAATCTTCGTCACAGGAAAGTCGAGGTGCACCGCCCAGCGCCCGAGCTGATTGCCCAGCGTCTTGGGGGAGGTCTTCACCGTCAGCTTGATCTGGTCAGAGTACGCCATGATGTGTTCGGGGGCACTGGGCCCCCGTAACCTTTCTTAAGCCTTACGCCAGACCCGCACACCGCCTTCGTCGTCGATGGCTGCGGTCAGCTTGATGCCATGGCGCTTGCCCGCCGCGAACATGCTGTTGCGCATGCGCTTGAGCAGATCAGCCGCGTCGTCCGGATGGGACGGGATCAAGAACGAGTCCCCGACCTGCATGTCCTTGTAGGGATACTTGCTGTTGCGGGTGTTGGTGGGCAGGGGGATACCTTTTTCGATTTCGTACATGTGTTTCTCCTAGATTGAGGGGTGGGCCTACTCGCTGCGTCTGTGCGTCGACGACCGTGACGGTTCTACACAGCATCCGCTTTCGGCCCGAACTTCTTACTCGTCGTCCCAGTCGTCGACCATGGCGGCGAGATTGGCCTTGCCCTGCGGCACGGGGGAAGGCTTCTTTTCTTCCTTGCGCACGACCGGCTCCTCGGCTTCCTCGACCGGCTCAGGCGCGGGCTCGGCTTTGGCCTTGGTAGTCTTCTTGGCCTTGGGCGGGGGCGGCGGGGCTTCGTCTTCCTCAACCTCCTCCTGCACAGCCTTGGTCGGGCGCTTGCCGGGGATTTCCACCGGTGCCGGAGCCGACACGTTGTCCATCTTGGCCACCGTCATGGTGATCGCCTTGATGGCGTCGTCGCTCTTGCCTTGGGTCTGCGCGGTCTCATACTCCTCGTCGGTCAGGAAGCGCATGGCCTTGAAGAACAGCTTCGGGCTCTCGGCCTTGGTGTCGAAGCGCATGCGGGTGACAACATCGGTGGGGTCGATGTTCTGCGCGGCCAGCCACGAGGCGTAGGCCTTGAGCGGGCGGTTGTCGCCTTCTTCCTTGCCGAAGATCGACGTGGCGGGCAGCGCCAACTGGAGCACGTCGCCCTCGACATCGTTGGCCAACACCACAGCAACACGTTGCTGGTAGCGGCAGGCACGGCTGTTGCCTTGGCCCGACCCGGCGATGTTCTGCGCGCACTCGCTGCAACGGCTGGCCTGCTTGTGGGCGCTGTCCGGGCTCGGGGTCTCGCCATCAGCCGACCAGCAGTCGGGGGCGCTGGGAGCGGCCTCACCGTCGTACTTCTTGAGGTAGAACACGCGGTTCACGGTGGGCGCGGCGTTCACGATCACCACGTCCAGATGGCGCTCGTCGATGGCTGCAACTTCTTTGCCACCGTTGATGAGACGGAACACGCCGCCCTTGATGCTGATGCGCTTGCCGCCACCAGCACCGCCAGCCAGCGCTTTGGCAACTTCAGACAGACCGCCCCGGCGCTTGACGAAATCGGGGACTTGGGCAGGGTTGAACAGAGCTACATTGCTCATGACTTTCTCCTTGGGTTACTTTACTTTGCGAACGGAAATGGCGTATTCCGTGCTGGAGTTCAGACCGGGGGGCACTACGCCGGGGTTCTCATCAAGAAACTGCGCCATGTTGGACTGCGCAATACGCTTCTCCAACAGGTCGATGGCGTCGTGGTCTTTGACGAACTCCTTGAAAGAGTCCCAGTCTTGTGTGTGGTATCTCGTCTTGGTCGAGAGTACCACCGTGCCGTTGTCGGTACGCACAGAGCTGACACCCATGACGAGCATCTGATCTTTGAGCGCGTTCTTAACGGCGTCTTGCTGCCGCTTGATGTCTTCGATCTTCGAGTCGTACTCTGCGGTCAACTCTTGGATGCGCGTCTGCATCTTGCGGTATACCTTGGCCAGCTTATCCATGGGGATCGCGGCCATATCTTGCTTTTGCGACTGCTCGGTATCTTCTTGTACCGGCTCGTCGTCCAGTTCGTTGGTCATCTAGGCTCTCCGTTGTTGTCTAGGGTTGGACATCTTACTGCGAATTTTTGGGATTGCAACTCCTTTCTTCAAGAATTTTTCATCTCGCTGTCGAACAGGCCGACCAGCAGCGCGTTGTCGCTGACTTTGGTACTCATGGCCTTGAACAGCTTGCGCTCGATGGGGCTCGACTCGATGTGCACCACCGTCACTTTGTCCGAGTCCTGACCTTTGCGGTCGGCCCGCGCAATGCACTGGATGTATTGCTCGACGCTCATCAGCGGGCCGTAGAACACCACCGTATCCGCCGCAGTGAGCGTGATGCCGTGCGCCGTGGCAGCGGGCTGCATGACCAGCACCCGAGGGTTGGGCTGCGTCTGGAAGTCCGAGATGATCTTGGCACGCTTTGTTGCGGAGACATCGCCATGGATGGCGTCGGCCACCACGCCTTGCTTTTGCAGGTGCAGCAAGATGGTGTCGATGCTGGAGCGGAACAGCGCGAAGATGATGACCTTGCGGCTGGTCTCCTCCAGAATCTCGTCGAGCACGCCAAGGCGCGGGGCAGCGTCGAACTCCACCACCTCCTTGTCGTCCGTGTAGGCCGCACCGCAGGAAATTTGCAGCAGCTTGTTCACCGCAACGCCAGCGTTCACGGCGCTGATCGTCTCGCCCGCAGCACGCACCAGCAACTGCTCCTTGAGCATCTTGTAGTACTTGTTCTGCTGCGCCGTCATCGGCACCTCGCGTGTCAGCGTCACGACAGGCGGCAGGTCAAGGCACTGTGCTTTTGTGAAACGTATTGCTGGCTGAAGTGCCGAGAACACGGTGGCCGTGGCGTCCGTCTTGGGGGCCCACTTGAACATGGTGACTTTGTTCATCACCTTGTCGCGCCACGCTGTGAAGAACTTGGGCACGCCGTTGGGGTTGACCAGCTTGGCAAGGCCGTACGCATCCACAGGCGACTGCGAGGCCGGGGTGCCCGTCATCATCCACAGGTAGGTCGTCGGCTTGATGATGCTGGCCAGCGCCTTCCAGCGCCGCGTGCTCGGGTTCTTGTAGGCGTTGGCCTCGTCAACGATGATGAGATCGAACCGCCCATCGTTGATGATCTCGGGAGCGATCAGCGGCAAGCCGTCGTAGTTGGCGATGACGAACTCGTAGTCCTGCTGGATCATCTCGATGCGCCGGGATGCCTTGGCGTGGTGACACACGACCGCTGAGCGGTGGATGATGCTGTGATTGAGGTCATCCATCCACGCCGACTTCATGATCGACAGCGGGCACAGGATCAACACACGCCGCACATCTCCACGCTTTATCAGGTAGTCCGCTGCCCACAAGGCGCTGAGCGTCTTGCCCGTGCCGGGGTCGTTGAAGCAGAAGGCTCTGCGATACAGCGTGAGGAAACTGGCGGTCTCCACTTGGTGCTGCATCGGCGTGAACCTGCCGGGCCAGTCGTACCGCTTGGTGATTGGAGATGGCGCATGCTTGACGCCAAGGTTGCGCAGAACTCGCGCCTCGTCGAGACCCCAGTAGACGGCGATCTCATACGTGCCATTGCTCTCTGACAGCACTTTGTGCTTGGGTATCACGCTGTATTTGTGCGGGTTGCGTGTCCGCAGGATCAGCGCTTTGTTCTCAACGATCTGCATTACAGGGGCTTTCTGCAAACGTACTTGGCGCGGTCGGTCAGGAAGTGTGTCTCAAGCTGACCAAGCGATCGCAGCCGTGCGTATGCGTAGTGGAAAAACTCGTCGTCGTGCAAGTCAGCCAGCGCCACCCACTCGTTGCCGTACTTTGCCAGCCACAAGTTTGTGAGCGTGTTCACCGGTATGTCAAAAACTTCCATCTCCAGATCGCGCAGCAGTATTGCTGGCTCTTTTATTTGCGACAGGGACGGATACTGTTTTTGCAAATTGGCGTTGAGTGCGGTATAGGGCTGATTCGCAAACAGGTTTGGGGCAATGGTAGACATCACTTCACCGAATGGTCTTTGTTGCGGTCATACGTGCGGTTGGCGCTGGCGCTCTTGACCCGCAGGTTGCTGCGCGTGGTGGTGCCGCCCTTGGACAGCGGCTTCTTGTGGTCAACGTCTTTGCCGTCACCCTTCTTGACCACGCCCTCGCGCATGAGCATGGCGCGGGCTTTGTTGCGTGCCGCACGGCGCTTCTTGACCTCGGGCTTCTGGTCGTATGCGGGGTAGGTGTCCCGGTCTTTCATGTTGGCGTAGGGCATGGTGTGCTCCTCAGTGCTTGGGGTTGAACTCGCAGCCGGTGACTTGGCACCATTTGCAGAGCGGGGTTTGGTTGGGGTTCCACACGTCGGTGGCAAAACAGTTCTCCAGCATGGCCGTGCGCTCACGGTAGCGCCACCACGCCGCGTCCTTGGCATCGCGCATCATCTGCATCTTGACCATGCTGTTCTTGACGATGAACAGCAGCGCGCTGTTGACCTTGCGGATGTGCGGGAAGTGTTCAAACACCATGATCGACATCAGGACGAGCTGGTCTCGGTCAGGATACTTGTCGTTGCCGGTCTTGTAGTCAATGACCCACGCCGTGAAGTTGTCGTCATCAACGATCAACAAGTCAGCAATCCCGCGCACCCAGACGCTGGGGTCTTTCCACCCAACAGGCTTGAGGTCGGCAGTCAACGCCATCTCATACTCGGCCAGCTTGCGCCCGGGTTTCTTGAGCAGGCTGTCCACCACGCCCTTGAACTGCGCGTGCTCGGGCGGGATGGGCTTGCCATCACGAACGTACAGCTCAAGCGACTCGTGCACCTGATTGCCGTAGCGCGTGGCGTCGGTCTCTTGGAAGGGGTACTTCTTGAGCACCTTGACCTCGTGGTAGCGTCGAGCGCAGCCCTCGAAATCTTTGAGCGATGAGTGTGACCAAGCGGGTTTTTTCATTTTTTGTAGAGGCGTTGATACAAACAGAAGTAGTCGAGGGCGTCTTGCAGATTGGTGAACACTGAGCAGCCGATGTATGCCTCTGACGGCGGTCGGATGTACCACTCAAGGTCTTCCGGGTCTTGCAGCACCTCCCAGTTTGCAAAGCGCATCAGGGCGAGGATGGCGTCGTCGTCAAGCGTCGAAGCGGGCTGAGTGGATTGCATCGTTGAGCCTCTTTGAGAACGCCTCCACAAACTCCTCGTTGTCGTAGAGCGGACTGTTCATGTCGGCCAAGATGGCGTGCGTCAGCTCGTGCCAGAAGATTTCCCCGCGCTCCTTCGGCGGGTACTTGCGGTTCGTGACGTTGCAGTATTGCGCGACAGAGATGGTGGTCTTGCTGTACTCGATCAGGCCGCGCTGCGCTGTGCCGCGCATGGCAAGCGGTTGCTTGACGGTGTAGCTTCGTTTACCCACCTTGATGGTTGAGGGTAGCTGCATGGTTGTTCTCCTTCAGGTGATTGACGGCGTTGATGGCCATCTTGGTTTCGACGATTGCGTTGATGAGCTCAACGGAGGCTTTCTCAAATTCGTTGTGGAGAAGGTGGCTGTAAGCGTTCTTCAGCGCCGACTCGGCTTTCATCAAAGGCATTGCGTAATCAATGATCTGGTCAAACATGTTCAGTTCTTTGCGAGACCGTATCTACGGTGAACGCCACCGTCAGCGGCCAGAGGAATCCCCGGCATGTACTTCGGAGGCAGCGTCATCTGCGCCAAGACCCAAGTCTTCGCGTTCTCAGCTTCCTCCTGCGGTGCAATGGCGATCAGCTCGTCGTGCACCGTCCCTGCAACTGGCAATCTCTTGTCCACTCGCAGCATCCCATCCGTCATCACGATGCGGGCCAGCGCCTGCGTCACGTTGTTGGTGATCTTGCCCGGGTACAGCTTGGTGGCATCCTCGCCGTACACCCACTGCAACTGGCCGGTCTCCTCGTCCTTGACCTGACGTAGATCAGGGTACAGCAGACGCATGCCGTTGGGCAGCTCGATCTCCCCCTTGCGGAAGGTGAGACATTTATACACCACCTCCTCGCCGCCTGCAAGGGCTCTGGTCAGCATGCTGCCCATCAAGTCCCAGAAGGCCACCACCGGCCACGCCGTCGAGCGGTAGATGTCGATGATCTTCTTGGCCGCAACGCAGTGGATCAGCAGCTCCTCAAGGGTGCAGGTGTGCGGTATCTCCAGCAGCTTCTTGTAGTTGTCCGGGTTGTCCAAGAACTTCTGGATGTAGATCGAGTTGACGCCCAGCTTCTTGGCAAACGCTTTGTCGTAGCGCACAGGCGGGGCACCGAGGAAGCCCACAAGAAGTTGTGCAGCAAACGCCGCCCACCCCAGCCCGTACCCGCAGCCGAGCAACGCCGACTTGGCCGACTGGCGCAGGTCAGGGTGCGAGTCCTTGGTCATGCCCGGGATGTTGAACATCTGCGAGCCGAACGCAGCGTAGGGGTCGCCGCCCTGCCGGAAGATCAGCAGCATGTCCTCATAGTCGGACAGCCACGCCAGCACACGCGGCTCGATCTGCGACAAGTCCCCCACCACAATCATGTGACCCTCGGGGGCCATGATCGCCTTGCGCAGGAACGACCCGCGCTTGAGGTTCTGCATGTTGATGGCCGAGCCCTTGGATGCCGTCCAGCGGCCAGACTTCGCGCCGTAGTAGCTCAAGGGGACGGGCAGTGCGCCTCTCTTAGAGATGTCGAGGAAACGTTGCGCACGGGTGCGCTCGGTGGTGGACTTGACTTTCAGCCGCGCCTCGCACAGTGCAGCGATGTCCTCATTGTCACCGTGGAGCAGCGCTTGGAACAGCGCATCGTTCTTGGCCAGCGCCAGCGTCTGCTTGCCGGTGGTCTTGCTGCGCTTCATCGGCGCGCTGACACCGAAGCTGGTGAGGATTTCCGCAAAGCGTTTGTTCGACGCAAGCTCCGCCTCGTCCACACCGATGCGGCGCAGCAGGCCCTCGCGCTTCTCACGCTCGTCGGTCAGCGCATCCTCCAGCATCTCGTTGTCGAGTTCGAGCAGCGGGTTTGTGTACATCCGCAGCGTCATGTCGATCAGGCGCAGCTCCGACTTGGGGTAGCCGACGCTCAATCTCTTGAAAACTTCTTCACACAAGAACACATCGTGCTTGCAATACTCGGCCAGCTCTCGCTCGATGGTGCCGTTGAGTTCTTGCAGTCCGTCCGTGCTGTGCACCGCACGTCCCTTCTCGGGCAGCTCGAACTCCTTGGCCAGCTTTGCCAGCGAGTTGCCCACCTCCACCCCGCGCACGGCCCGTGCCATGGACAGCGAGTCGAAGATGAACGCAGGCTTGACGCCGTAGCGCCACGACATGATGGCGACATCGAACTGGGCATTGTGCGCCAGCACAGCAGTGCGGCTCCAGTCGATGCTGTCGAAGTATTTTGGCAGGTGGCGGTGGCCCACCCACACGACCGGCTCGTCACTGCCAAGCTCGTGGAAGCAGCAGCCGAACGCCTTGAAGCGCGGGTCACGGATGTATTCCTCCGTGGTCATCTTCGACAGTGTGTACTCTGCGCTGTCCCAGCGCGTCTCGAAGTCAACGGTGAGGATGCGGTCAAATGGTGCGCTCAATTCATAAACTCCGGTGTGGGCATGTTCTGCATAGTACGTTCCTGCATGATGGGGGCGACCGTGTGGATCACGCCCATGGCCTCGAAGTTGTCGCAGTTGATCGTCACCATCGCGCCCTGCGTCTCGTCCGACAGCAACAGCACGCCGCGCATCTTGCTCCCCTTGCGGTAGCAGTTCGTGATGAGCGGCAGCAACTTGATGAAGTGTTCCTTTTCTTCGTCGGTCATTTCCGCAATGTCTTTTTCCATAGCGGCTTCACATTGCCGCAGCCGTTCGGGGTTCATGGTCAATCCTCTGAGGTTAAGTCCGCCAACAAGTTTTTGAGTTCGAGCAGCGAGTGCTCGTCGATCACGCGCGAGATACCTTGACATGTGGTTATCTTCTCCAAATTTGCGAGTTGTAGTGCAGTGGGCTTGCCGCCGTTGGCCTTGGCCTCGATGGCAAGGAAGCGCCCTTTGACGCAGCACAGGAAGTCAGGGACGCCGCTGTTGCCAAACCCACTACCGATTGGCATCGCGTAGTACACGCCATGCGCGTCGAGCATGGCCCTGATCTGTTTCTTGACTTTTGCTTCTGGTGTTGCTGCCACTGGGTGCTCCTGTAAAAGATGGGGGATGGGTAGATTCAGCGCCCCCGCCGCTGCATGGAGATAGTGTGGGGATAAAACTGCGGGCCGAGAACCCCACACTGCCAAAACCTGTTCGCATCTACCGGGCTTGCAGGCGTTGGTCAACCACGATCTCAGCCGTTCATGTTCTGTAATTCGGTCAGCTTGAGCGCGTAGTGACGGGCCTTGTTCGCGTCGTCACTGTCCTTCTTGCCTTGGCGCATGGCGTACTTGATCACGTTGCCCTTGAGGAACCCAACGAACTCCTCGTGTGTGAGCACGGCTTCCATCACTGCCCAAGGCTGGATGCCCATGTCTTTGTAGTGCTGGCCACCCACTTGGATGTCGTCAGCTTTTTTGTCGTCGTTCACCATAATGCGTCCTCTGTTTCGTCAGTCGTTGTGTTCCCGCGCACGGCTCGACGGTGCATCTCTTGCAAGATCGCGGGGTCTACCCGGTCGAACGGCCACCACTTTCCTTGTTGGATGAGGGCAATCGTCTGGGACTTGGACAACGCACCACACGGCGTACCAATACTTGCGCCCGTGGTCGCTGTATAACCAGTCCCAGCGGTCGATGTAGGCGTCAGGCATTTGGCGGAGGTAGCGCCCTGTGTTCGCTTCCTCGCACCCGACGATCTCGGCAACTTCTCGGACAGAGAGCCCATCAGGCTTGCTCCGTAACAGCGTCCGTATCTTGCTGATCGCGCCTGTTCTCATCGGTCGTTCCTGCCATTCGTTTGAGGACGTTCTGCATGCTCTTGCGTGCGCGGTACTCGTCATGGATTTGCTTGCGGGACTTCTTGGGTCGAGGGGCATCGGGCAGATCGCCCAGCATGAACACGCGCTGCGCGCTGCGCCCCTCACCCTCCCAAGTGCAGATGTGCACGACATGGTACTTGCGCAGATACGCAGTGTAGTCGTAGACGGTCAGCGGATGCAAGCCAGTCTCAGCAGCAAGTTCCCGAGAAGTTCGGGTGCCCTCCATGAGCAGGCGCATGAGGTGCGCGAAAGACATGGCGTTGACCTTGCGCGCTCGGCGCGGGGTTACTTTGAATTCGACTTTACTCACTTCTTCATCTCCTTGATGTAGACGGCAATGCTTGCCAACGTGTCCTCGCCAAACGACCGTTTGAAATCGTGTTGCAGACGGAACGCGGCCATCTCCAGCGCGCTGTTCCAGCCCGCCTCGTACAGCTTGTCGGCGTGCTCTGCGATCAGCTTCGCTTGCCACTCGGCAATCTCGGGGCACAGTTCTTTGATCCAGTCTTTCATGGCGCGTACCCATCCATAATGATTTTGTTCTTTGCCTCCTCCAGCGCCCCAATCAGCATCAATCGGTCTGGCACGGAAGATGTTTTAATCTTGAACTGCCCGCGATCCAGCCAAAAGCAAAGCACGATTGCCGTGTCCGGCTCCTCGTCAATAGCTTCATTCAGGATGGCCTTTGCGTTCGCCTTGTGATGGTTTGGGATGGTCAATGATTTGAGTTTGCTCATGCGTTTTTCTCCTCGATGTCGCGTGCGGAAAGCTGCGGAAGCCGCCAAAGAAGCCACCCAATGAGCACCCCATTGGCCCAGCAAAGCAAGCAAAGACCTGCGACAAATATGTCACCCATTGTTCTTCTCCTTGATACCGTGCGCGGCTTCGATGGCGCGGGCAAACTTCAATATGTCGCCTGCCAATCTAGGTTCTTCAGCGGGATGGAACATCCACAAGTTTTTGTAGAGGCTCCAAACCGCCTCATCCGTCAGCGGCTTGCGTTGTGGGAGTATGTAGAGGGGCGTGCCATTCGGCACATCCGACTCGATGCAAG